GGGAATTATCCTACCGTTTAGGTATGCGTCCTTGGATCTGTGTTGCTTATTCAGCACCTGTATCTGCTGCTTTCGCAGTATTCCTTGTGTATCCTTTCGGACAGGGTTCATTCTCTGACGGAATGCCACTAGGTATATCGGGTACGTTTAACTTCATGTTCGTATTCCAGGCAGAACATAACATCTTAATGCACCCATTCCATATGGCAGGGGTTGCTGGTATGTTTGGTGGATCATTGTTCAGTGCTATGCACGGATCATTGGTTACATCTTCTTTGATTAGAGAGACTACTGATAATGAGTCACAGAATTATGGATATAAATTCGGACAAGAAGAAGAGACTTATAACATTGTTGCTGCTCATGGATACTTCGGACGTTTAATCTTCCAGTATGCATCGTTCAATAACAGTCGAAGTCTACACTTCTTCCTTGCAACCTTCCCAGTTGTTTGTATCTGGCTTACCTCTATGGGTATATGCACGATGGCATTCAACCTGAATGGATTCAACTTCAACCAGTCGATTGTATCTGCTGATGGTAAGATTGTTCCTACTTGGGCAGACGTTCTTAACAGAGCAAACCTAGGTATGGAAGTGATGCATGAGCGTAATGCTCACAACTTTCCTCTAGACTTAGCAGCTGCTGAGATTAGTGAAGTTGCACTTGTGGCACCTTCTATTGGTTAACTAAAGGGCATTGTCAATAAGACCCCCCACATAGGGCCTCCAGTAAGGAGGATACAAAAGACCCTAAATTAACTTAGGGTCTTTTTTAATGCATGGATTTAGACGAACAGTTACAACTTGCACATCTGTTACTTGAAGAAAGGGTATGTAGAATATGTAAGCAGCAGAAAAATCTTTTGCAATCATATTATCGTGTTCGTAAAAATATGAAACTGGCATCTTCTTATTCGTATGAGTGTAAGGAATGTACTGTAAAACGTATAACAGAGAGAAGAAGAAAGAATATTAAGACGGATATTAGATGGGAGTATCCAGATTGGTAACTTGACTACTTCATCGAATGTGATAGAATGCTTAGAAAGACCAGAGCATAATGCTTAAATGGATTAAAGAACATCTTCCAAGGTGGTTGGATTTATCACACTCCAAACCTTGGGAGAAAGAACCTCCCAACTGGGAAGACACAGCACCCTCGGAGTATGAACCAGATGAGTGACACTAGTTTTATTGTTGGAAAAGTAAAGACCGTTTTTAATACTGCTGAACCTGATAAAGTTCTTATACAATATGAGGACAGAGTTACTGCTGGTAATGGTAAGAAGGAACTATGGGTAGAGGATAAAGGTGCTGTCTGTTGTGAGATATCATCTCTTCTCTTTCAAAAGTTGGAGAAGTATCAGATAAGAACTCATTATGTCAGTATGCCTACTCACAAAGCAATGTGTTGTAAGAAGGTTGATATTATTCCCATAGAAGTTGTAGTCAGAAATGTTGCTGCTGGTTCTATAGTAAGACAGACAACTATTGAAGAAGGTACTGAGTTTGGTTGGCCTTTGGTTGAGTTTTACTTAAAGGATGATGAGAAGGATGATCCGTTACTTACTACTGCTCGTATTAATCTAATGGGTTATGGTGATAATCTAGCAAAGTTAGAACAATTGGCTAGAGAAGTTAATGTTGTATTGAATGAGACCTTTCGTGATATTGGTCTTACACTTGTTGATTTTAAATTGGAGTTTGGTTATGATTCTGAACAAAATTTACTCCTTGCTGATGAACTATCACCTGATGGGATGCGACTCTGGAAAGACGGAAAAAGTTTTGACAAAGACTTGTTTAGAAAAGAAGAAGGTGATATAGTGACTGCATACAAATATATACTACAACAGCTAAGGCAATTTGCTTAATGGAAGACAATCCTTTTTGGGGAGAACCTACTCCCACTGATTTGTGGACCGACATGGATAAACTTAATAAACTTTATGATGACCTTGGGTGGGATCATACTGATTACTTAGAGTTTGAAGTGGAAGGTAATCATATCACTATTAGAAATCGTTCAAGAGAAGGTAGATGATCTTTCCCTAACAATTCAAATAACTCAATTCATTAAATACATTTTTAAATTCTATTATGAAAATTTTTCTTGACACTGCTGACACTGCTGTTATTGAAAAGCACTGGAAGACAGGATTAATTGATGGTATAACTACAAACCCATCTTTGATATTAAAAAACGGACAAGATCCTGAAGTTGTCTATCAGAAACTAGTAGATCTTGGTATACTTGATATCAGTATGGAAGTTGTGGGTACTGGTGAAGAGATGGTTGAGGAGGGACGTAGACTTTCTAAGAAGTTTGGTAAGCAATGTACTATTAAAGTTCCTTGTACTAGAGGTGGTCTTGCTGCCTGTGCTCTTCTCTCTAGAGATGGTATCAAAGTAAATGTAACTCTTATCTTCTCACAATCACAGGCAATCCTTGCAGCAAAGGCAGGAGCAGCATATGTATCACCATTCGTGGGACGTGTGGATGACAATTCATTTGGTGGTCTATGTCTTGTTAAGGACATTGCTAAAGTATTCAGAGAACATATGGTAAGGACTGAAGTTTTAGCAGCATCTATCAGAGGTGTACGGGATGTAGGTAGAGCGTTCGAGTATGGGGCTGACATATGTACGATACCCCCAAAGGTTTTCGAGGGCATGTACAAGCATATACTGACCGATAAGGGACTCGAATTGTTTGACCAGGACTATCAACAGACGCTGGAGACTCTAAAATGAGTGACGTGTTAAACTTTTCAGTCTTTTCTAAGGATGGTTGTAAGTACTGTTCAAAGATTCAACAAGTCTTAAAGTTAGCTGGTCTAAATTTTGTAACGTATAAATTAGGAAAGAACTTCGATCAACAAAGTTTCTATGGTGAGTTTGGAGAGGGAGCACATTTCCCTCAAGTAATTCTCAACGGAAAGAAACTTGGTGGTTGTACAGATACAGTAAAATATCTGAAGGAGCAGAACCTAGTTTAATTAAATGTCACAGAATTTCGAAGAAGTATATTACGTTATAGAGGAAGCAATTGAGTTTGCTTTTAAGGGTCAGTTTGTGGTAAAATTATATGAGTACTTCAAGGTAAGAGGAGTTACTAAAGTAGAAGCAGATGAATTTCTTAAGAGTTCTACTGTCCATGAAATTGGCTCTCTTATCGTTGAACTCAATGAATATATTAAGGGAGGTAAAGACAGCGAACATCAACAACTGAGGGAGGCATATCATCATATCCCTAAACCTCAAGCAAGAAAGATAGTTGCATATCTTACTTGCATATTAGAAGATGCAGTGAGGTATAGTAATGACAAACGAAGAGGAAGAAAAAAGCACTCTAAATAATGACAAACCCGAAATCAATAAGGGTGTGGAATTATTATTACGCAATAGGAGGAAGAAACCACAACCGAAAGTATTTCAGTTAAAGTTTTCTTTCTTCAATAGAGAGATTACTTTTTACTTGGATATCAAGAAAAAATAATAGCTCTAGGGGGTAAACCATCATGGAAATGACCATAGTAACTTTAACTTTAACGACTGTAGTATCGTTACTTGCATTATTGGTAGGAGGTATGATAGGATGGATAGCAAGACAACACTCTTATGAAACAACCCCACAGGTAATCTATACTCATCCAGAAATGTTTGATGAGAATGGTAATTTATCTGCCGATGAAATTGTAGCAGTTCGATTTGAAAACAATTATGACAACGACACCGAAGAAGACGACGACTAGGAAAAAACCTGTCGCCAATAGGGTTAAACTCCCACCCAATCCTTTTATTCATGAGATCTTTGAACTTGCCAGTGAGCAAAAGACAAAGGCAAAGAGGGTTGCTATTCTTAAAGAATATAGAGATGACTCAGTAACTGCTGTACTCATATGGAATTTTGATGAGAAGGTAGTTTCTTCTGTACCTGCAGGTGTAGTACCTTTTAAGCAGAATGAAGTACCAGTAGGGACAGATCATACATCTTTACGTAGAGAGTGGAAGAACTTATACCATTTCATTAAAGGTGGTAACGATAGTCTTTCAGCAATTCGTAGAGAGACAATGTTTATTCAGATGCTTGAAGGACTTCATCCAAAAGAAGCAGAGATCATTTGTTATGTTAAAGATAAAGATTTAAAATCAATCTATCCAAAGATTACATTGGATGTTGTTAAGGAAGCCTTTCCAGACATTGCTTGGGGTTTGCACAGAGGATCATGACAGAAAAAGTAGAAGCAGAAAAGAAACTACAAGAGAAACCAGAGAAGCCAGTAAAACCAAAATCAGCTTGGTCATCTGATGAACGTAAATTGATTTCTGATTATGGATGTCAGTTGATAGCAGAGGATGCTACCACAGATCAAATACATGATAAAAAACTTCCAACGGATACTATGATAGTATCATATCGGGTTCAAGATAAGGTTCTTAGGGATCTCTGTAGGGGATCTCAAACTAAGATCTTTGATTTGTATTATGATAAGTTTGGTAAGGATTGTATTCAAGGAATAGATTTTGGTAATGGTACTATTAAACCATCTCAGTGGGGATATAAACCACCTGAAAAGAAGAGGAAGAGAAAGTCATGAATGATGAACTTCTTAGATCCCAAATAAATGATCTTATAAGAGATGAGATTCAGGAGGGAATTAATGATTACATAGATGATAAGGATGCAACTGTTACTCCTAAAGGGTTTGGTGGGTTTGTTAGTAAGGAAGAAGAAGCAAAAGAATTGAAGGTTAATATACCTAATGATGAGGTGGATAAATTGATCAGGAAGTATAAGAAGATTAAGAAAGGTCAGAAGTCTAATTTAGGACAAGTAAAGAAACTTGGGTTACTTGATAAGAATGGGAGGCCATTATGAATAAACCAAAACCAGGAAGTTACATAGACACTCAGGGGATGAGTGGGCCTACTGATCCTAATGCTAAGTCATCAGGAAAGAAAGTATATGTACCTGCAATTAAAAAACCAAGGAGACTATTCACACACGAGTATGCAAAGGAGTTAAAGATTCTTATCCATGAAGTATTAGATGAGAGAGAGGGCAATTTTCATTATACATCTTACTTTGATACAGAACAGTATAAGCATCCAGTAACAGAGGAGGAACCAGATTATACACCACATTATAAACCTTCTTATTACCAGTGAGTAAACATAATTATGAAAATCCCTCAGAGAAACAAGATTTATCTCACTTAGAGGCAAGTGTTGAAGATGTAGATGAGCATGGGTTTAGCAAGAGGAAACCTATTAGTGATAGAGAATGTATCTATAAATGCCTTGATAATAATAGAGCACTTGCTGGCCTTGATAGAAAACAAGTAGAGAGATTATGTAAAGAGTTTGCTGTTGAAAAAACAGATGAAGAAATTAAAAATGAGTATCCACCATTATAGGTGTGAGACTGACAACATTTCTTGTAAGTCCTAATCATAAGGACTATAACTATTCTATACATCCGCTTAGAAAAAAATGAGACTTGGCGTTATGTGTTCTGGCAACGGAACTAACTTCGAAAACATTGTCCGCACCTGTAGAGAGGACGAAGTTGTAGTGATGGTGCATAACAAGAAGAAGTGTGGAGCAGCAAAGAGAGCAACTAAATTAGGGATACCACACACCCAGATCAGTAGTAAGGATGAGCATCTCATCATTGATATTATGAGAGCATGGAAGGTTGATCTTATTGTCCTTGCAGGATGGATGAGAATAATAACACCCAAGTTAATTGATGCATTTCCTAATCAGATTATAAATCTACACCCATCATTACTCCCTAAGTATAAAGGTTTACACGCAATAGAGAAAGCATTTGAGAGTGGAGATGAGATGACTGGAGTGAGTGTTCATTATGTGAATGAAGAATTGGATGGAGGTGAAATTATATTACAGGAGGAGGTTCCTATTCTTCCCAAGGATGATATAGAATCATTAACGAAAGCAATACAACGAAAAGAATACTACTTATTACCAAAGGCAATACAATATGTTAAGCAAAGACAGCCGGTTGAGACTCACTGAAATCTGTTGCAAGATGAGATTAGGTCGTCCAGTGACCTTATTGGAACGGATCTGGGTGTATAAACTGACAAGAGTAAATAAATCTGCAGCAGGTATTGCTGAAAGATTAAGGAAACCTTAAAATAGTATTACATTATACAAAGTTACTTGCATAGATAGTATATGTGTGTTATTATTAACACATCGTTCAACCCATAAGGGTCGCAAGTAAGTCGCGGAACGGAGCGTTCATCCCTATGATACCCATCCTTCTAGCATCAACTCTCTCTTGCTCAGATGCAGAATCTCTCATTGAGAAATTTACTACGAGAAATGTTCCTCAAGAACAGAAGGTTGAGTTGATTGAGGTCATTAAGACCAATAGTGAAGCTGGTTGTTGGGACGCAAACGACTAAAGGAACGGATTAAAAACCCAATTACTTTAGGAGTAACACAATGGCACAAGTAACCTACCGTGGTATCAAGTACGATACTAATGACAAGCAAACTTGTCAGAAGCAAGTCTCTGCATTAGTTTACAGAGGCATCAAGCATACAGAATCTAAAACTGTATGTGCGAGGTAAGTAACTGACTTACATACACGTTTAAGAGGAGTGTTTGACACTCCTCTTTTTTTGTCTTATAATTAGTGGGAAAGAGAATAACATGGACAAAGGAAAATTAAAAGTCTTAGTCATGGCTCTCAAGGAGATCGTTCAGGAACTAGAATCTGAAGTTTATTCAGATGTCGAAGCCTATTCTCCTCAAAACTATGATGAGATAGTAAACCACCTAAAAGATTACGATGAGGTCTTTGAAGATGACGACGGATACCCAGACTAATATGAAAGAACAAGTGAAACTGGTTAGTGTTACACCAGATGCAGAAAAGACTATGGCATATATTGCTAGGGTCTCTAATCCTAATAACCAGGACAATGAAAAGTATGCAGGACTGTTAAAGTATTGTATCAAACATAATCATTGGTCTGTATTTGAACAGTCTTCTATGACCTTGGAGATAGAAACTACAAGAGGTCTTGGTGCTCAGATACTTAGGCATAGGTCATTTACTTTCCAAGAGTTCTCGCAGAGGTATGCTGATAGTAAACTTCTTGGTAAGATTGATCTCCCAGAACTTCGTAGGCAGGATGATAAGAATAGACAGAATAGTATTGATGATTTGGATGTAGAGGAAGTAGAGAAACTTAATAGACAGATGGAGACACTATTCAGTTCTGCTTTCTCATTGTATAATCAGATGCTTGAGATTGGTGTTGCTAAAGAGTGTGCTAGAATGGTACTACCTCTTTGCACTCCTACAAGAATCTATATGACTGGTTCTTGTCGTTCGTGGATACATTATATTAATCTACGTTCTGCACACGGAACTCAGAAAGAACATATGATTATTGCAGAGAAATGTAGGTCAGTATTTACCAAACAGTTCCCTGCAGTATCAGAAGCCCTTGGTTGGGTCTAAATAAATTTACAATATTATCTTATTATGCCAACATATCCATTAATACACAAAGAGACTGGAGAGAAACAAGAACTCTCTATGACAATGAAAGAGTATGACCAGTGGTTAAAAGACAATCCTGATTGGCACAAAGATTGGCAAGCAGGTGTTGCTAGTTGTCAGGAGTTAGATGGTTGGCGAGGAGAAGCAAACTCTGGGGGATGGAATGAGATCCTAGACAGAGCATCCCGTCAACCTGGTGCTAATGTTACTAAAAACCGCGACTACCAATTCTAAGTATGCCACGTAAAAAGAAATCAGATCAACCAATCGGTGTCGGAATGACGGCCAAGCAGATGAAGAGAAGGAAACCAATTAACACGGATACGATGAGGGATATCACACCCCTCACAGATAACCAACAGATCTTATACAATGCTTATGAAGCAGATAAGAATCTGATTGCTTATGGTGTTGCTGGTACTGGTAAAACTTTCATTACTCTTTATAATGCATTGCGTGATGTACTGAATCCAGATACACCGTATGAAAAGATATACATTGTAAGATCATTGGTTTCTACTAGGGAAATTGGATTTCTTCCTGGAGATCATGAGGATAAGTCTTCCTTGTATCAGATACCATATAAGAATATGGTAAAGTATATGTTTGAGATGCCTACGCAAGCAGACTTTGAGATGTTGTATGGTAATCTAAAAGCACAGGATACTATTTCGTTTTGGAGTACTTCATTTATAAGAGGTACAACATTTGATAAGGCTATTATTGTTGTAGATGAATTTCAGAACTTGAATTTTCACGAACTTGATAGTATAATGACAAGGGTAGGTCAGAGTTCTAAGATTATGTTCTGTGGAGATGCCACTCAGTCTGATTTGATCAAGACTAATGAGAGAAATGGTATCATAGATTTCATGAAGATCCTTCGTAATATGTCCTCAGTTGACATCGTTGAGTTTGGAGTGGAAGATATTGTCCGTTCAGGATTAGTTAAAGAATACATTCTTACTAAGTTAGAACTAGGTATGTAATGTCAGTCAAAAAAATACATTATTTTGGAGTTGATACTCCTGGTGATTGTCTTGTTAAAGAAAAACTTGATGAGGAGTATATCTATTCCCAATGTCCTGTTGTTCATCATAAGAATAGCAGGATATTTGTGGCACATTCTCCTATTGATTTTGAAGTCAGAGTTGATAGAACAACAGAGGGAGTTTTTGTTAGGTGTGATAATCAAGATCTTCTACAATATGAGGAGACTTATTTCGCTGCACCAAAACCAGTTCTTCAAGTGAAGTCTCCAATGTTTTTATTTTGGACACAAGAAGAGAATATTTGGTTTGAATTTGATGCTCATCCAATGACCTCTTATAGTAATAATTTTATTGCTGTTGGTGGTTGGTTTAATTTATCAAATTGGTCAAGAACATCTAGTCTTGCAATGACAGTAGTTGATGAGACTAAACCAGTTGTTATTAAGAAGGGTGATCCTGTTTGTAAGATACGTTTTTATTCTCCTAATTTGGATGATGGAATTGTGCTTAAGGAAGAGACAAATCGTAAAGTAATTGATAAACTTAAGGAAAGGTATGCAAAGAAGCAGAGGGTAGGTTGGAATGATAAGAATTGGAAAGGGAAATTATTTTCTGAAACAACTAAAGAAAGTAAATGTCCTGTAAGTTTTTTATTCAACAAGATTAAGACCAAGAAATCTAATCTTGGATCAATTAAAGGATTCTAATGACTTTTATCTATGAAAATCATCTAGGTGATTTGGAATTAAAAAAGAGAGAAACTCCTGGATGTAGGTTGTATGAACTACCTAGTGGTCAGTGGGTTCCTTCTATTACTTCAGTAACTTCCTTCTACAATCGACAGATCTTTATTAACTGGAGAAAGAGAGTTGGTATTGAAGAAGCAAATCGTATTACAAAGAAGGCAACCACCCGTGGCACAGATTTTCACGAAGCTGCTCAAGCATATTTGGAAAATAGAGATTTGGTCTGGGAGGATTACCTTCCTGCTACTAAGTTTATGTTTCATCATGCGGCACCATATCTGGATAAGATAAATAACATACACGCTATAGAAAGGACTCTTTACTCTGAATACCTTGGTCTTGCAGGTAGAGTTGACTGTATCGCTGAATATGAAGGCGAACTAGCGGTGATAGATTTTAAAACATCAACCAAGATTAAACCTGAGAAATGGATGGAAAACTATTTTGTTCAGGAAATGTTTTATGCTGCAGCGTACTATGAGTTAACTGGAATTCCTGTGACAAAACTCATTACTATCATGGTGACTCCTGGTGGTGAGGTAGAAGTATTTGACAAAAGGAACAAAGGGGATTATATTAAGCTACTAGTACGATATATAAAAGAATTTGTATCTCACAATACTGGGGCAGAACATGGAGAATGAACTAGAAAAGGCACTGAAGGATAAGTTCTTTTGTCCTGCTAGATTCGCACAAGAGATTGAAGGTATGGTACAGACTCATCAGGGTATGAACTACATCGATGCAATAGTTTCTTTCTGTGAATTGAATGCTATAGATTTAGAGTCGGTTCCTAAACTTATTTCTAAACCCCTCAAAGAAAAAATTAAATACGAAGCACAGGAGTTAAACTTTTTAAAGCGAACTAGCCGTGCGAAATTGGTTTTTTAATTCCATAAAAGGGCGAAAAAAAACCCCGCCAAAAAACCTCCCTATTACTTTTTTATGATGCCACTTGACGCATATAAGTGTTACCTTGCGATGAAGAACCACTTCACGAAAGATAACTATGACTATCATAAGTATGCAGGTAAGGTAAGAGCAACAAGAGAGGCCTTCTATAAACGTAAGGATAGATTTTGGTTTGAAAAGTTTGCAAGAAAGAAGAACGATAAGGAAGTTGTAGATTTTTTTGTATCTAACTTTACATCCTGTGCTGATCCAGAATCATTATGGATTGGTGAGATGATTAAGGATGGTGAGGTTAGGTATCAAGATTGGCAGAAGAAAGTACAGTCACTAGCATATATTTTTAAGGAAGAGTCAGAGACTTTGTTTGTTGATAATAAATTTGATGAGGTGTTTAGTTGTAAGAAGGGTCATCCTATAGTACTTAAAAAGTTTCTAGGTGGACACATAAGCTTGGAAAGTTTGGTGATCTATGATAGAATACTAGGGTACAGTAAAGACTTCGATAAGAAGTTAAAAGACCCAGTGTGGGAAACCGTCAGTAGACGGGTGAAAAAATATTCACCCTTCCTAAATATTGATGTATTCCGTTATAAAAAAATCTTAAAGGAGGTAGTTATTCATGGCTCTTGAAAATAGTGAAGTTCTTGAGAATCTCAAGGAACAAATAAAGGCAGTTAATGAACAGTATGAGCAACTTTCTGTTACTCGTCTGAAACTGTTAGGTGCAATTGATGTACTAGAACAGATTGAAGGCAGTGCTACTGAAGAAGCAGCAGAAACTGGAACAGTTGAGGTTGTTGATCAAGAGGGTGGTGAATGAGTTTCTTTGATTCAGAATTCGTAAGATCTGAGATGGCAGAAATCCATGAACTCCAAGAGGAGATTTATGGTAATGTCATGCAGTTCACTTTTATGAATAATGAAGATAAGTCAAGACATATTCTTATCTTAGAAAAACTCATAGAGAAACAAAAGATTATGTATACACGTTTGAGTTTGTCTGATGATCCTGAAGCTAAGAAAATGTTGGATGAAATTATTAAGTCTGCTGCAATGATGGGACTACCACAAAATGTTGATATGAATATCGTCTGGAAACAGATGACTGATATGGTAGGTATGATGAAACAGCAACTTGACATCTCCTAAATTTAATCCTATAATAACAAAGTACACAAGCCGAATCCAATTTAATCCGAGGTAATCCGAATGTCTTTCGCAAGTCTAAAGAAGGCTTCTTCTCTAGGTTCTTTAACCGCAAAATTAGTTAAGGAAGTAGAGAAGGTTAATAACTCTGGTGGGGGTGCTGATGAGCGTCTCTGGAAACCAGAACTAGATAAAACAGGAAACGGTTATGCCGTTATCCGATTCTTACCTGCACCAGATGGAGAAGAAATTCCCTGGGCAAAGTTGTACTCCCATGCCTTTCAAGGACCTGGTGGGTGGTACATTGAGAATTCTTTAACCACATCAGGTGGAAAGGATCCTGTATCAGAGTACAATAGAGAACTCTGGAACAGTGGTAATGAATCAGACAAGGATGTTGTTCGCAGACAGAAGCGTAAGCTCTCTTACTATGCAAACATCTATGTCGTAAAAGATCCTACCAATCCTCAGAATGAGGGTACAGTAAGACTGTATAAGTTTGGTAAGAAGATCTTTGACAAAGTTATGGAAGCAATGCAACCAGAATTTGAGGATGAAACTCCAATCAATCCTTTTGACTTCTGGCAAGGTGCAAACTTCAAGTTGAAGATTGTTAAGAAGGATGGTTACTGGAACTATGACAAGTCAGAGTTCGCTGAAGTATCACCACTTCTTGATGATGACGATGCACTAGAAGCATTATGGAAGAAGGAATATTCTCTTGCTGCTGTTACTGCTCCTGATCAGTTTAAATCTTATGATGATCTTCAGAAACGTCTGAAGTATGTACTCGGTCAGAAACCTGCTCAACGTCCTCGTCTTGACGAAGAAGTTGACAATGAAGATGATGCACGTACTGTTGCTACGCGACAGGTTGAGACAGCAACTTCCCCATCAGAAGATGAAGATGATGCCTTTAAATACTTTCAGAAGTTAGCAGAAAGTTAACCGAAAAGTCTAGGATCATCAGCACGTTTTAAGGTTTCACTCACATACTGAGTGGAACCTTTTTTATATTCCATCATTTCTTCTAGGTCATCAAACACAACATTTAAATATGAAGGTTTAAGTAAGAAGATACGTCTTTTTTTATTGTTTATTTCTTCTTCGTATTGATAATTTGTTACTGCTTTTGATACTGGATTGACAGTTACTTGTTCATCTCTTGTGGGTTCATAAAAACTTACACTTTGTGCAGCACTAACTTGAACACCTTTAGGGAAAATTATAAGTCCTGTACTATCTTTAATTTCATTAGATTCATAGTGGTGTGTTTCATCAAGTTTTTCATATGTACCATACTTATCTAATATATAATCTTCAAATACTTGTTGGGTTAGAGGCCATTCATTGTAGATGTTGACAATATTATTTGCTGTAAGAACAACCCAATCTAAGGTAGGATCCCCATAGATTTCATTGGCAACATTATCAGGACGATCATCACCTTTGATATTATATTTTTCAAAGATTGTTAGATCCTGGAAGATATCTTCCCTCATCCTTCCTTTTTTAAAGAAGTTTTTTACTTGTGTGTAGTTTGAAATAAATTGGCCATCCTTGGTACGATTAACGTATTCAAAGTTTGGTATGTTTCTAAAGTAAGGATTGCCCATATTAGTAACCTATGTGAGTGTCTCTGTTATCATCAATATCAGTGTAGTCATCATTGTATATTGGTTCTAGTTCTTGGAAACTAAATTGCAGTTCATAACTAACCATTGAACTATCTTCATAGGTAGCATAGTTACCATCGGGTGTATAGTTTACATTAAATCCTGTAAGAGCACATTCCTTTATCATTGGTAGATACTCGTGGTTTTTACTCCTACTTTGACCATTCCTCCATTCAAGTTGATATGTATTGGGTGATTTTAAGAATAGTGTACTCTTTGTTCTTTGTACTGCCATTGATTGCTTAAACATTCTAATTATTTTTCTTACCATATTACTTTCACCTCTATCTCTAGGACTCATTCTATATGTAAATGCAAATGGTCTTAGTGATGGTGCATTAAATAACAATTCCATATTTGGATTGACAATAGCACCAGTCTTTCTTGTTAGTATGTTGCCATTTATTCCTGCTGCTTTGGTGAATATAGATGCTATTGCTGCCTTTGTACCTTCATCATTTGCAGCGGCTTTTGCAGTTTCCATTGCTTTATCTGCATCAAAATTAGTATCATTAATAGCATCAAATGCTGTATTGGCAAGTGCTAGATCCAAAGGATTCATATTATCAGGTCCCCAACTAACTGAGTTCTGATCACCAACTCCACCTGGAACTGGTAGATATACTGAACCAAGTTCAATTCTTTCTCCTCTTCCTCCTAGTTTGTATGCGACTTTACCTGTTTTTCTAGGTTTATATTTTAGAACAGATATTTTTAATTTATCTTGACTTCTATTATTTCTTAATGCAATTGGGTAATATAATGGTATTTTACCATTATATGGAGCTTTTCTAGTACCTTCATCATCTTCTCCTACTATATCATCTTGAGGTCTAGTTCTTATACCAGCATCACCATCTCTTTCTTCACTTCCTACATTACCACTACCTTGACTACGTAACATTTCTCTCAATGCACCTGCACTAGAACCTAGTCCGCTATCAAGACCAAATCCTTTAGTGTTAAATGCTTTTGCTATTGAAGCTGCAGTATTATTATTAACTTGAGATTGGAAGTTACTTGATCTATCCATCAAGTCATCCCAACCAGCATCTGGTAATACAAAACCTAGATCTGTTGCAGCAGTATCCTTATAAGTTCTTGACCATATACCACCAGCACCTATACCTCTTGTTGCTCCAGTACTCCAAGTGGCATTAGTACCACCACCAGTAATACCAGCATCTATGGCAATACTATCTACCTGTAAATTTGTTACAAAAGAACCTGGACTAGCAATACCATTAGGATCATCATTCCATACAGTATTTGTTCGGTATGCAGTCTGAAACTTAGTACCGTCGTCTTTTGTACTTGTTCTTACCCAACTATTAGAGTTTGCTTGTCCCATATATAAGACTTTTTATTTATTTAGGCGAAATTTAGCATAAGGTATAGCCATAAGGTCATCAAGTTCTACCCAGTTAACAACATAGAGTTGTCCTGCTAGTTCATTCCAAGTATAATTCCTTGCTTGCTGCCAATGAAAATTGAGTCCACGGAATCCCCAAGAGAATATATCTGTCACAGCAACGAGTGGATGTTGATCATATTCTATGTTAGGTGTTTTGGGAGTATAAACAAAGGTATAGAATTTTCCTACGTCAGGTATTGGAGTTACAGTATCATTTAATAACTCCATTATTTCTAACATCATCTCTTCAGGATCATTAGTTCTAAGGTTGATGTCGTTTCCTACGATGCGGTTAATTTCTTGGTTAGTTTCTTCACTGAAACCAAAATCATCTTGCACTCTAGCAGCATCCCTTTCTCTTCTTTGTTGGAGGGTTTTTCTTGGCATTATTTGATACCTAATTCGTGTTCTGTGACAATTTTAAAACCAATTCTATTATCTTTACAGAATTCATTACAGGCTTTCCATTTTGCTTGGTTGATTGCAAAGGTTTCGCACTCATAGATGTATGATTTAGTTACCCTTGATCTTTTCTTTGGTGGCATACATTGTTTTTGTGGTTTGACTTCTACTACATAACTTTTAATTATATTGTTTTTCTCTCTTACTTTGATTAGATAGTCTGGGTAATAGCGATGAACTTTATTATCTTTGGGTGAGACATATGGTATACTGAATTCTTCAGAGGCCCATGAGACTACATCTCTACTTTTGTCTGCCCAACTACAAAATTTACGTTCCCAACTACTACGACAGATAATATTATTAGGATTACCTTGATACTTGGTGGGATTCTCAGGTTTATACTTACTTTTAATACTTTTACCCATTATCTTATATACATAATATACAAGGTCAAATAGTATTTATAAATGGCTACCATCAAACCTAGAGGTAGATCTCTTTCAGAAGTTAAAGCTAAGTTACTAAACCCTGCCACTACGTCTCATTTCCAAGTAATGATTGGGGATCCAAGACAGTTTGGTGATAGGGCAGGAAAATTTACAGAGTATCTTGCTAGACAAGGACTTGTTGAATTAACAAGAGGAGGTCTTCCTGCAGAGAAGAGAGATAAATTAAACTTAATGTGTTCTGATACATCATTGCCTGGTTCTAACCTAGCAACCACTGAATTACTTAATGATTTTACTGGTGTCACAGAGAGACACGTTCATCGTAGAGTATTTGATGATCGTATTGATCTAACATTCTATTGTGATGCAGTAGAGTATTTACCTATAAGATATTTTGAGGCTTGGATACAATATATTGGTAATGAAGAAAGGGATACTCATAATGAGGATTTCTATTATAGAATGAGATTTCCTAATATGTACAAGGGATCATTGGAGATAACTAAGTTTGAAAAGAATATAGAAGCAAAGCAAGGTAGTGCTGACAGAATAAGAAGAGCAATACCTCTTACATATACCTTTATTAATGCATATCCATTGTCAATATCATCAATGCCTGTGACATATGATTCATCTTCACTGTTAAAGTGTAATGTTTCATTTACATATTCTAGGTATAGTAATACACCAGCAAATAGAAATGCAAGTGATCCTCTACTTAATCCAATTGGTCAGTCGGGATTTAATATGGCATCCTTTGCTGGTGGTCTTGCGAATATGGCTGTTGATAGATTGACTGGTAATGATCTTATAGGAGATATTGCTGGTGGTGCAGTAGAAGCCTTACTACGTTAAGAAAACCTGTATATATAATACACTGAAATTTTTATAAAGATATTATGCCTTTACCAAAAATTGCTACGCCAACATATTCCCTTGAGTTGCCGTCCACTGGAAAGTCAATTAATTACAGACCTTTCCTTGTTAAGGAAGAAAAGTTACTTGTAATTGCTTTAGAGAGTGAAGATACAAAGCAGATTACAAATGCTATTAAAGCAGTCATTAAAGCTTGTGTACTTACAAGGGGTATTAAAGTAGAGACACTTCCTACATTTGATATTGAATTTTTATTCCTTAATATTAGAGGGAAGTCTGTAGGAGAAGAACTTGAGGTAAATATTATTTGTCCAGATGATAAAGAGACGGAGGTTTCTGTCACTATTAATTTGGATGATATACAGGTTGAGAAGAGTGATGAACATGCTAAAAGAATTGCATTGGATGATAATCTTATGATGGAAATGAAGTATCCATCACTCAATGAATTTATTAAGAACAATTTTGATATGCAAGAAGGGAAGAATCAAATGGATCAGTCCTTTGATTTGATCGCTCAATGTATTGATAAGATTTATAATGAAGAGGAAGTTTGGGCAGCATCTGATTGCACTAAGAAAGAAATGAGTGAGTTTCTTGAGTCAATGAACTCACAACAATTTAAAAAGATTGAGGAGTTTTTCACCACAATGCCTAAGTTATCTCATACTGTGAAGGTGATAAATCCAAATACAAAAGTTGAAAATGATGTGGTACTGGAGGGATTAGCGTCTTTTTTCGCTTAGGGATGGTGCATATGAACCTAGAGTCTTACTATAGGTTGAATTTTGCTTTGATGCAGTATCATAAATACAGTTTAACAGAGATAGAAAATATGATGCCTTGGGAACGAGACATCTATGTTGGATTATTAAAACAGCATCTTGAAGAAGAGAGGCTGAAACAACAACAAGAACAAAGTAATGCCTGAAGCACTACCACCAGCATCTACAACTAGAAGAGGAGTAGATTCATCCAAATTTATGGGTGCATCTTTTGCTGCAGGTAAGGGTTTAGAAAAGAGAGTTGCAAGTAATGAAAAGAAGATAACTCTATTGAAAAATATTCTAAAGATGCGTCAGCAGTCGGAGAATATAGGTAGTACTCTTACTGGTATACAAGATTCTGTTGATTCTATTGCAGAGACTGTTTCACTTCAATACCAAGAAGATTTAGATCAGACAGAAAAGGATAGGATAAATGATGAGCAGGATGAGGGTAGAAAGAGAGAGAAAGGTTTAGAGAAAGTAAGTTCTGGATTGGTTGCAGGAGCACAGAAAGTCCTTGCTCCTGTTAAAAGTTTTATGGAGAAGATAGGGAACTTCTTAAAGATGGTTCTTCTGGGTGGTGCTGTTGTAAAACTTTTAGATTGGTTTGGTGATTCTAAGAATAAAGATAAAATTAAAAGTATTAAAAGGTTCGTTAGTGATTGGTGGCCTGTTATAGTTGGTGGTATTATAGCATTTGTTTCTCCTTTCTTATTAAAAGCAGGTATAATATTAGGAGTGATTGCATTATTAGCTTGGGGTGTACCTAAAATTATTGATGCAGTAAAGAGTTTGATGGATTGGGGTAAGAATCTTGTTAGTAATGTATTCGGTAAAAAAGAAGAGGAATTAGCGAATACATTAGAGACTGAAAGTGCAGGTATTGGTAAAGCATTTGATGCAGCTAAGACTCAAATAGACGAGAACAATAAGGAAGGAGGACAAAAAGAAGATACAAAACAACCACCAGCAGAAGGAGGAGGAGGAGATACACCACCAACAGAAGAAAAAACTATACCAATGGGCCGTCCAGCAGAGAGATTGCCTGATTTAGGTGGTAGTACATATCCAGAACAAGAAGAAAAAACAGAGAAGTTTGCTGAAGGTGGAATTGTAAGAGGACCAGGTGGTATTGATAATGTACCAGCACGATTAACTGCTGGTGAGTTTGTTATGAGTAAGGGTGCTGTTGAAAAATGGGGCCCTGATATGCTTGCAGGAATGAATTCTCGTGGAGGTGGAACAAATGAACCAGTTAATCTTGCATTTAATGGTGGTGGTTTAGTAGACCTTAGACCTACTGAGGTTAGTAATGTTATACCAACAGAAAGTTTAGTTCCGTATGATGGAAAAGAATATCGTAAGAAGTTTCAGTTTGGTGGTTCGGTATCTGGACCTGGTGGAAGAGATAATGTTCCTGCAAAGTTAACAGCAGGTGAATTTGTTATGAGTAAGAATGCTGTTAGTAGATATGGAGCTCATACTTTTGCTAAGATGAATGCTTCTGGTGGTGGAACAAATAATCCTGTAGGTAATAAGTATTTTGTTGGTGGATTGGTAAAGAGAGCTAAAGAATTCTTTACTCCTGGTCCACCAACTAGAAATCAATCAAAGGTTACGGTAATTCCAGTACCATCACCATCATCATCAACTCCTTCTCGTCCTACTGCTACTGGAAATAAGATACCTAAATTTAGTTCTAAAATTGGTGGCGGTACTGCTAAGGAACAAGTATTGGGGATAAGAAGATAAGATGGCAGTAGATAGCAGTAAATTATTAGAAAGGGATATTGGTATCAGTAAGGGTGCTCATATCACAGCACCTCAAGTTAAGATGCTGAAGGTTACTAGGGCAAAACTTGGTGGTGTTGCAAATAATTTAAAAGATAACTTGGTTTTAACTAAGGTAAGGAATGCTGCTGAGAATAAAAGAAGACAGGAAGCACTACGAAAGAAGAGAGAGGCTGAATTAGAGAATAAGAAGAAGAAAAAAACTAGTGGAGGAGGAAAGGGTCCTAAGATTCCTGGGATGGGAATGCTTGATGGAATAATTAATGGACTTATAGCTGTTCTTTGGGGAATGCTTGTCGTTAAAGCATTGAGTTGGGTAAACAGTCCTGGATTTAAAAAGTTTTTTAATACTGTAGTTACTGTAGGAAAATGGATAATAAAGGCTTCTGAATGGTTGTTGGAGTCGTTGGTAAATCTTATTGATTGGGGTTATAAACTTTATGATAGTGGTAGTGAATGGATTAAGAATACCTTTGGTGAGGAGGCTGCTGAAAAATTTCAAGGATTTATGGATGGTGTTAAGAGCATTGTTCAAGCAGTTATATTTGTTAAGGTAATTCTAAAGGGTGCTGTTGATAGTATTATAAAATCGGTTGTTGGTGTATTTAAAAAACTAGGAACGGTTATTAAGAATGCATATAAACTTGCTAAGTTTGTTATTAATACTGCAATAAAGGCTGCTAAGTTAATCCTTAAGGGTGTGGTAAAGACTGTCCAAACAGGAGCAAAGATTATTAATTGGGCAACCAGAGGTAGAGCTGGTAATTTAGTTAATGCTGCTAAGAAGGGAATAACTGATTTTGGATCAAAGCAACTTGATAAGGTTAAGAGATTAGGTTCAAAACTTAATCCTAAGAACTGGAAAGCACCAAAGATTAAGGCACCTTCTTGGTGGCAGAAGGGTACTAGTTTTATATCTAAAAAGGCATCGCAAACAAAGAATTTAGTAAGTGGAGCATGGGGAAAATTAGGTAATACATTAAAGGAGGCTACCAAGAACTTAGGTAAGTATATTGATGATATAACAGGACCATTAAGAAAGGCTGGTCAAAATCTTGGTAATTCTATGAAAGCAGGTCTTGATAAGTTGAATCCAGCAAAGGCAATAGAAAAACTTAAGGGAAAAATTAAACCAGTGATTCAAGAAATGTTGGAGAAGAATCCCTTTGTGAAAAAGATTATGAGTTGGATGAGTGGTAAAAGTAAGGGTGCTGTCAAGTGGGTCTTGAAAAATATTAAAAAGATAGGTGCAAGTCCACAATTGAAAAAATTGGCTACTGGATTGAAAGCTAGTAAGGGTTCTACTAAAGCATTGGGTCCTGTTGATAAAATAATTACTGCATTAATGACTCTTATAGATTATGCAAAGTTTGGTGAGTCTCCTATCAATGCTATTCTAAAAGGTCTTGGTGGATTAGTGGGATATGGTCTTGGATTTACTGCAGCACAAGCAGCAATTCCTGTTCCTGGTTCTGGTTTCCTTGGAGGTATTGCGGGTAGTGTTGCAGGTGAATTTCTTGCTCATCAATCACTTAAACTTTTAGCAAAAGGAACTGACTTAGATGAAATGCCAGATGAATTTATGAATGATGGTAGAATGCTTTTAAGAGATCCAGAAGATTTAGGTGATCATATGGTGAAGAATCCAAAAGTTCAAGCAGGTGATGATGCTAAGGATGTATCACAATCTGCATCTTATGAAGAAGGTGGTGGTGAAGGAACACAAAAAATTATTAAAGTAGATATACCTAATACTAGTAACTCTTCTGGTGGAACAGATTCTAAGACAGTAAATAGTTCATCATCTGGTAGTAAAGTAGACAGTGGTGATCCAAAGTTAGTTTTGTACTCTGGTAAATAAGATATGGCAAACAAATTAGTATCAGCATCACAATCAGACCCATCACTTCCTATTAAGGTTGAAATAACATCTAATAAAGATGCGAAGAAGGTTGTTAGTTTATTGGGTGGTTTTGTGCAACTTAATTATTATGAAAGTATTCTACAAGACTCTGTAAAGGTTAGTTATTTCTTTGCGGATGCAGGAAATTCTATTGATGGTAAGTCTGTTGCTGAAGGATTACCTTTGGTTGGAACAGAGGATGTTAGGTTAGAGTTTGAAGACAATAATGAGAATAGACTTAAGTTAGATTTAAATGTTAATTCAATAACACCAGTCTATGAGGATACTGGAAAATCTATTGTTAATTTGAGTTTAGTTTCTGAAGAATTTATTCGTAATGAAGAGAGTACTTCAAGAGTTAAGGTAAGATATGATGGTCCTATAGATGAGACTATCAAAAGAATTTTAAAAGAAAATTTAAAGTCAACAAAGAAAGTAAAGGATGATAATATAGAAGGTGTAAAAGGAAATTATAATTTCTTTGGAAGTGGTCGCAAACCTTTTTATATTTTGAACTATCTTTCTAAATGTTCTGTCCCAGATATTGATAAGCAAGATGATAGTGCAGGATTCTTTTTTTATGAGACATCAGAAGGATATCATTTTAAATCTATTGATGCATTATTTTCACAAAAAATGAAGAAATCTTTCATCTATAATGAGTCTACTGATAGAAAACGTGGTGTTCCTGCTGGATATGATGGTAAAATACTAGAATTATCAACAAATAATGATGTAAATGTCCAACAGAAGATGGAGATGGGAGCATATAAAACTAAATTGGTTTTGTTTGATCCATTTAATTGTAAGTATAGAATAATTGAAACCGAAGCATCTGATGAACAGAAACTTGCAGGTAAAGAACTTCCAAAGTTCAATAAAAAATTTGTTGATGATGAAAAATATACACGTACAACTTATATGATAGTTGATACTGGTACTCTTCCTTCAGGTGAATATACAAAAGGATCTAAAGGTAAAGATGATCCTCAAGTAAAGGCATCCCAACAAGATAATTTTAAAGTAGCAGAGACTCTTAATCAGGCTATTCGTAGATACAATCAAGTGTTCTCTCAGACACAAGAGATTACCATTGCAGGAGACTTTAGTTTACACGCAGGTGATGTTGTATTTGTTGACATTCCTCCCATAAAAGCAGAGGTAGATGATACACTAAACAAACAGGCAGGGGGTCTATATATTATAGCCGATCTCTGTCACTTCGTTAATGCAGATGGAACCTGGACTAAACTAAATTTAGCACGGGATTCCTTTGGACGAAAAGGCAACCATAGTACTCGCTAATTCCTATTATGACCACTAAAATTCCAGAACATGATCTAAATCATGAGGTTTATATTGATCCTAAAGATCATAAAGAGCATGTCAATCACGGTATGTTGGAATATTCTGAAGCAGATTTAGAGATGCACAATGATGCATTCCATGATCATGATGAGGATGAACCTAATGAAGGTGGTGCTAAAATAAATGACTGGCATGAAAGACATAATGATAAGCAATTAGAAGTTTATTGTGATAATCATCCAGATTCACTAGAGTGTAGAGTATACGACGATTAATGGCAGAAGGAACCCTATTCAATCCTGGATACATAGGAGGCAATTTTATATGGTGGATCGGCCAAATTGCCGATGACTCTTCTTGGCGTATTAATAACACCGAGAGTAAATTTAAGTCACCTGATTTAGAAGATCAACCATCTGACGAACCAGGGGAACCTCCTATAGGATGGGGTTACAGATATAAGGTAAGGATTATAGGATCACATGATGAAGATGAAGCAATAGTACCAACAGACCAACTCCCTTGGGCTCAGGTAATGTATTCTGTTTGGGGTGGTGGTCAAGGTGGTACTTTCCAAACTCCTGGACTGAAACAGGGAATGTTTGTCTTTGGTTTTTATATTGATGGTATAGATCAACAGCAACCTGTTATTATGGGTGTGCTTGGTAATAATGCTAAGACAACCCTTGAAAGAAAGACTGCTACTCGTGATGGTATTAATTTTGGACCACAAAGTTTTTATTCTAAGCAAGAGAGTGAGGAAGCACCTGAGCAGAAGAAACTTAAAGATTCTAGTTTAAATTCTGAGAAAACAGAGAATAGTAATCTACAAAATGAATCATCAGATGCAACTCATCAATTCTCAGCAGCAGATAAAAAGAAGAATGAAGTTTTAAATAAGAAACATGCTCTTGCTTGTCCAGACCCAGAACATAAGTCTGCGATAAAGAA